AGCATTGTACGCTCTAGCAAAAACCTGTACACCATTCACGTTCATACTCGCTACAGTCTGTGTAGGAGCAGTTACAGAAATCGTTGCAGTGTTCGTATTCGCAGCATACGTATACGTGTTAAACGTACCAATAGCATCGTTACCGTTTATTGCAGTAGCTTTAAAAGCGAAAGACATTGTGTCTGAGCTTACTTGCTGAGTTGGTGAAGCTGTAGCGTTGTTGTCTGCTGTGGCTGTGATGGTTACTTGAGGGACAGAAAGTAAGTTCGATGTAGACCTTTGAACACGAACTATATCTCCTGCAACCAATTTGGTATTTGCAGTAGCTGTAAATACAAATGTTCCACCAAATGCAGAACCCGGTCCTGATTGATTTAATATTCCATCTGGCGTTGTACTCGTAAGAATCGTAGCGTTTCTTGTTATGGTAGTATACCCTGAGTTTGTTCCAGACATCGATGTAGAAATGGTAATTTCACAGTCTTTTAACGCTTTAAAACTTGTACCATTTACAGCATCACTTACAACTTGAATTACACCCAAGTTTGTATTCTTGGTAATGTTTAAAACTGGAACACCTGTATTGGTGCTTCCAAAAGTTGAAGTAGAAGTTAAAGCTTCGATAGCTTCAGTATCAGTAGTCTTCATGTTAACAAAAGATGTAACGTCTACGCTACTGAGGTTCGGTTTACCGACTTTTGAAATTGTGAATGCTGCTCTATTTGCGGCAGCTCCACTAGTAGTACCGTCTGCATGTGCTCTAATTATATCACCCTTAACTAACGATACACCACTTGCCGATGCAGTCTGATCGTAGTTAGCAGTAGTAATTCCTGCCAATGCGAGTCTATTTGATATTGTCGATAACCCTGCAATGGTTGTCGTAATTTCAAATGAATTTTTTGATATACCAATATTAGAAGCACCACTCATGTTGTCAGTATAACTAATGTTATAAATACCATCTTCGTTTATTGTAAAACTAGCTCCCAAGCTCGCACTGTCAGTATAGGTGATTGCCGTTCCTAAATTATCCACAGTATTTGTAAATCTTCTAATTACAGTATTCGTAGACCCATAACCATTTGCAGTATTCAACCTAACGCTGCTATCACTCTGTGACCATTGTGGTAACACGTTTGAAAAGTTAGCAGGGATGCTGTTTTCTGTGAGTGAGAGAGAGAATGAGTTTGTAGCAAGTCCAGTTGGAGAAGCATCGGAAACAATTCTAATCTTATCTCCAACCTTTACATCAAAGGTCTTAGATACTGGCTTTACCGCATTTGTTCCAGTAGCTTCAGCTAGCATTGTAGCATCTCTAGTAGATGTTGCTAAATTTACTGCGTTTAATGTTATTGCAATGCTAAGAGGACCAGATGAATGATAAAGCGCAGAATCAACAGTAATTCTACCAGCTTTTTTCATCGTAACCACAGTACCATTAGCTACAGTATTAACTACATCCCAAGCATCACCTTGAGTAATTGCTTGCGTATCAAACTTAACAATTGCTGTATCTGTGCTACCACGAGAACTTGCACCCTCAAAACGTAATTGGTGAGTTGGAATAATTATTTTAGAGTCACTGCTTACGTTGAGTTGTTTTAGGCTTCCTTGTTGTGAAATTGTAAACTTATTAAGGTTTCCAGTTGTAGAAATACCAGAAGCACTCGTAAATCTAATTATGTCATCTTTATTTAAGTAACCAGACCATGTTGCTTTAGCTTCGTAGCCGGGACTATTTTGTGTTGCTCCCCAAGCTAGTACAGAAGCATCTGTATATGTAGTACTTGTAGAGTTTAGTGTAATATTGATATGGGCATCACTATTAGTAAATGCCTGAACTACTCCAATCGCAAATGTTCCAGCTTTCTGAACAACAAAAGTATCGTTTACTTTAGCAATTGCACTACCAATACTTGAAATTATATTTGTTGGGGTAATTATTGATCCAGACTGTGTAGATCCGTTCATCTGTAAATAGCTATCGCTTTCCTGCACTAACTGTGCAGAAGTAAGTGGGATTGTTTTTGTCTCTGTAGCAGTAAGTGGATCGATGTAATCTACACCTTGCTTAACGACTACAATATTAAAAGCAACTGGAGCTTTAATAAAGTTCTGACTGGCATCAGTATATCCAGTTCTAACTACAATTTGTGTTGCCGTTTTAGATGCTACTAACCCAGTGTGTGCAGCCGTTGGGTCGTTTACTGTTTCAGTTATAACAACAGAGGGAGCTACAGTCAGTCCCAGTTTTGTGATATCTATTGTGAAAAGTGACGTATCAGAAATTACTACAGAGTTTATAAAGTCATAACTTTTTGAAGTAATAACAGCCACACCACTAATTACCGCAGCTACTTCATTCAGTACTGCTTTCGGAACAGTAACACTTGTACTCATTAAAGCAGCACTTGTTAACTGAACAACTACATCGTCAATATACGATTCTGTAGCAGCTTCCACTACACTTGAAATAGCCCATGAAAAACTAGAACAATTTGCTGGGATATCTACTGAGAACGATTTCTTAGCTACTAAATCTGAAGTACGTATTCCTGTAGAAACACCTGTAGCATTTTGCGAAAGTGTTGCTGTAGCAGTCGCTGAGTTTAGAGCGATAATTGTTGTACCAACTGGGATAGCACTACCAGTAACGACCATTCCCACTTTAAGAGTGTTAAATACTGAGTTAGTCATTCCGTTCATACTAGCACTAGCGTTAGCTGTGGTGGCTGTAATGGCTTGTGATCCAGTAGCAATAGCTTGAGATGTTCCCAAGTTTACTGAGTTGGTTTCATCACGGAAAATAATGTTAAGGTTAGCATTTGTTGCAGTCGAAACTACATCTAAGCTGATTGTATTGTTTTTACCCCGGAACTTTCTGTCCACAAAGATAACTTTTTTGAATGATTTAATACTGGTAGCGTGTTGCAAGCGGAACGATTTTGTACCGTGTAAAACGATAGGGGTGTCTAGTATTTCTAAACCAGTTTGGGTGAAATCTCCAATAGCTGCTGTATCCGCAATTTCCGCTGAAAGGATATCTACAGAAGCGATAGCACCGCCTCCACTACCAACCGCTACAAGAAGGGTATCTACAATTTGTAACATTTCTTTGGTATCGGTAGCGAATACGAACTGACCATTTGTTGCAGTTAAAGCGTATGTATCTAAATTGGCTTTAGTGTCTTGTTTTACGTCAAGTCTAGCTGGAGTAATGATACTTCCACCAGTAGTTAAAGCACGTAGATCGATATCGCTCTGTAGCTCGTTTAAAGCTGCCTGAACGTCTGTAGCTGCGAGATTACCGCTAGCTACTGAAGAGATTGCAGAAGCGTCGTGTGCGTCTACAGTATCGTTTAAATGAGACGTAAGATTTGAAGCGTTAGTATCGATGTCACCTTGAAGTTCATTTACTGCAGCTTGGATATCAGTAGCAGCAAGATTTCCAGATGGGGTATTGCTAATAGCTGAGGCATCATGAGCATCTACTGTATCGTTAATGTGGTTTGTAAGGTTTGTTTGAACAGTTCCAGCAGATCCAGAAGCTGCAACAATTTCGGACTCAAGTTCAACTAAAGCAGACTGTACGTCTGTAGCTAGGAGAGTAACGGTTGGAGATACTGAGATTGCAGAAGCGTCGTGTGCGTCTGTAACGTCAGTCAAGTGGTCAGATAATGCCGTAGCGGTTGCTCTAGTATCAATGTCGGATTGAAGTTCGTTAAGTGCAGATTGTACGTCGGTTGCAACAAGATTTCCACTTGCAACGCTAGAAATCGCAGAAGCATCGTGAGCGTCCGTAGTATCGGCGATGTGATCGCCCAACAGTAATTGTACTGCGTCTAGATCGAAATCTACTTCGTCGATTGCTGCTTGAACATTTGTAGCGACAAGTCCAGATGTAGTATTATCATATGTAATTTCGCTGGCTTCATTTTGAAGTGCAACAGTATCGTCTACGTACGTTTTTACAGCGAGTGCCGAAGGTACTTGAGTGTCAGAAGCTGTAGCTAAAGTTGCGCTAGTATTTAGAACGCCGGCGGCTAAATCTGCTGTTTCAAGATTAGATATACTGTTACCAGTTCCGTTTGCGTCGATCGTTTTATTTGTAAGGGCTGCAGAATGTGATTCTGTAACCAACGGAGAACTTGTTGTTCCATTATGTAAGTGGGTTTTATTTGTTACAGATGAAGTTTCAATTTCACCTACAGTAGTCGATGTAAGGATCCATGTAATTAGTTAGAGTTTAAAATACTTAATGCACGGTATGAAACTATTCCAGTATGATTGATTCCAGTGAGTGCTGTTGTCGAGAATTGTACTTGACCAATGTCGGTCATGTTAAATTCAATTTGCGCGTCGCTTTCACCCATACGTCCAATTTCCCATTTTTGGTTAGACGGTCGTGAATTGTTATACACACATTCTAATGTACCAGATTCTGCAACTTCCATTGCATCTCCGGCAGACTGTACTGATTCTTCAGTTTTACGATAAACAGTATAGAATACAGTTACCGCACGAACGTCAGTTGGCGGGAATGAAAGATTATCAATGTCGATGTTTGTAGAGGCGTTATAGATGTCGATGTTCTTAGCTTGTGGGGCAATATCGAATGTACCAGTAAATACGTTTACGGCGTCTGCGAGAGCTTGAAACGCTTCGATAATCGCAGGGGACCAATTAGGATTGGAGCCAGAAGATGGGATGGAAATTGGAGTACCTTTAATAACAATAATGGGCATAATTTCTCCTAAGTATAGTTGTTAATCTATGCACCTAATACAAAAAGCCCCAGCAGAACGCTAGGGCGATGATTTTATAGATAGGTGAGGTGATTACGCAGCGTTAACGATTCCAGTAAGAAGGATATTCTTACCCGGAGCGCAACAGAATACTGCTTGGTCAGTATAAAGTCTCATTTCATAACCAGCCGAGTTTTCAAGGTCACGGAAGAAATCTTCCCCTTGTCCCGGACGTTTGAAAGTAATATCGCTTGAACCAACTCTTGACCAGTCTTCAAGTGCCAATCCGTATGCATATCCTTCTTTAACGTAGATTGAAGGAACGATTTCTAAGTCACCGTTTTGTGAGTGGAAAACGATTGATTTAGAACCATTCTCAACTTTTACTGGTGAATAAGAAGAATCATACTTTCTAAGAGCAGCTTGATCGTTTAATAGATCAGCCCATCCTCTAGGGTTAACGAAAACTGTAAGTTTAGAATCCAATCCTTTTTCGACTGGTCTAGCAGCAGCTTTAGTCATTTTAGCGAATGAAAGAGGTCCAGCAACTGCGTAGCTGTTACCTTTGAAAAGGTTATATGATCCAACGTTGATGTTGAACATAATTCCTGAAGTAGTTTCTAGGATCTTATGGATACCAGCAAACTCGTGATCTTTTGCACCTTTGTGGAAGATAACGTCAGAAGTAGTTACACCAGCTGCGAAAGCTGAAGTAGTAACTGTGATTGTTTTAGCGTCCATATCTACAGAAGCAACAACGAATGACCCACGAAGAGTTACTAGAGTTGAATCGTAAATATCGATTGGCATACCTTCAGCACCTGCCCAAATACCCGGAGCCCATTCTGCATCAGCAATAGTGATAAGAGTTGGCGTACCAACAAGAACCGCAGAATCGATAGCTGCGTATCCTTTTTGACCGTAAAGCATTTGAATTTCTAGTTTTTTAGACATAGAACGTAGCATGTTAGATACTAAGTATTTAGTAGCTTCCATGAACGATTGAGCGCCACCTTTCATTGCGCGAGAAGCAGCAGCATAACCAAGGATAGAACGCATAACCATTGGGTTACCACGTACTTGTGCATCTTTGATTTGTCCTGCGATTGCTGGCAATAGGTTGAAAGCATCTTCGTCAGAAGAAGCGAAAGTTACCCCGTGTTCCATACCAAGAATTACAGGTTGGTGAAATAGGTTACCACCTTGTTTTTCTTTAGCAGCGAATGGGATAGCGTTGATGATCTTAAGTCCTTCTGGAATTAGATCTTTAAGTTTGTCTGCATATTGTTCTTTAAAAAAACCGTTAAGGTTCCCGACAACGTTATCTGGTGTCGAAAATACGTTACTTGTAGCCATTTGAATTACTCCGTTTTAGAAAATTATTATTTTGTTTAGTATCAAAAACATGTATCCGAGTCGCACTTTACTCAAATTTGGTATTTCCGCCCGGAGAGGTAACAGAAAATCTCGTTTGCCTACATTCGATAGGTTACATCTATAGTTGTTAAAAATTCCTTATTTAGATGGGCGAAATTACTATCGCTAATAAAATCACCCACTTAACATACCTAAATTCCGAAAAAATCTCTCATTGTTTGTTTACTAGAAGCGCTAACCTTAGATTCTGGTCTTTTGTTAGCAACGTCCTTGCCTAGCGTTTTTATTGTCACAGGTGGTGCTTTTTTGATCCCAGCTAGTCTATTCTTTCTCAGCTTATCTAGTACATCTTTGCCTAGAAGCTGCTCAACCTTATCAGCAGGAAGAATATTAAGTAGGTGCTTTACGTCTCCATTAACTTCCTCACGAACGATATTAGCGATGATTTCCATATCAGGCTCGTATCCTTCTTCAACAGCAATTGACATATACTTTGTCATCTTATCAACGATATAAGGTGTTGATGGTAGGTCTGGGTTCGATTCTAGCGCTCCAAGCATCATATTTTCGTATTTCTCATATGAACGCTCTAAAGTCTGCTCATAGCTTCTACGCTCTGACGCATCTTTTTCTTGCTGCCTCTCGTCTTCAATTTCTTTAAGACGCGCTTCGTACTTTTCAATCTTCAATTGTTCAGGACTTTTCTGAGAGTTTGCGATTTCCTCTTCTAGTATGTCTGCTGCCAATTGTTTAATGTCTAGACCAATCATCGGATTTGACAAAGCTTTACGTGGGTTTGTTTTAAGTTCCTGCATAAAGGCAACAACTTCTCTTTCAAGGTTTGCACTTTCTTGTGCTTTCGATTGAGACATTTTAGCAAGTTGAAGCTGACGAGTCATATACTCGATAGCCTCTGGATTGTCATCAATGTCGAACGGTAGTTTTTCTTCGATCTCGCGACCATTGTATTTAAGTTTTAAAGAGTTAATCCGTTTTTTTTCAACGGGGGTTAACACCTCTTCTACAATTTCTTCGGTTTCAATTGGATCTTGATCTAGGCTCTCGGCGGAATCGCCAAAGTTTTCATCGGACATAATATACTCCTTATCGGGATGCTCCCTTAACGGGCTACAGCGATATTATCCGTCTCGTAATTGAGATAGGATTTATATATAGTTGTTAATTTAGTATTGTGTATATGTTGAATATTACAGAAATTAGGCAAGCCACAGAAAGTAACTTGATAACCAATAAGTACTTGCGATTCTTTTTATGGATGTCGAGGTTTAAGTATTTGTCCGCCTTGTCGTTTTTAACGATCGGCGATGTTGAAATTCTAACGATTGCCATATGTTGTCCTTAAGTATTTGTCAATTTCAAGTGGGGTAGTTGTATCGTCAACCCAGTCTAACCGGAGTGCTTTACCGACAAATTCGGAACAAATGAACTTTTGATTCCCATTGCCTTTAGATTTTGCTTTTACCAACTTAAGAAATGGGATGAATACTAGTTGTAGCGTTCCATACTTTTTACCCAACTGTTTGTTAATAAAGTCTAAGTCGATACAAGTATCTGGAACCTCATAGAAGTTGATAATCTTATTGTCTACGATAAAATTATCGATGTGTGTACAATTAACTAACCCGTGACTAGCTTGATATACTAGGTCTCCGTTAATTATAAGTACGTGGGAAAACTCGGTGCCTTGGTAAAACTTAATAAGCTCCGCTCCGATCTTCCATTTAATAGGACTCGATGTTGCTATAATCACTATTTGATGAAGTATAATCAAATCCAACATTAAGTTGTGACCCAAAGTATGTTCTACCCGAATCAATCTTTATTGCATTTATATATATCTCATATTTTGCTATATTTTCACCCGATACCCAAGCCCTTTCTAATATCGCAGTTTTTCCAACAGGAACTGTATATGTAACCAACGAAACAACGGCACCGCTAGCTACTGCTAATTGTTCGTTAAATACATTTTTAAATGTTCCAGACGTCCCAGAAACAATATTTGCATTTATAGATCCATCGGCATTTATTACTAGCTTGTTACCAGTATCTTTGTCCGCAACATAAACCCCATCATTTGTTGGGTCCAAGTCAACGGCACAATACTAACGTTAGAAATCGAGGCAACCGCGTCAACCCTAAGTCTTCCTTGCTCTTCATCAAGAACAGCTTGTAAAATCTGTCGTTGATCTAATTTACTTGGTAATGGTGCTACCATATTCTATCTCTTTCTATTTAGTATATTTTGTAACATAGCGTCAAGATCTTTCTTTTGTGTTCTATCTTCTGGTTCAAGTAATGGCATTTCTTCCGAAGGCATAACTGCTGGTTCTCTATTTTTTCCCATTCGAGCTGCATTATATACTGCACGTTCTTTCATAAATTCGTCAGGAAGTTCGGCGTTACCTAATTCTGTTGGACGTCCAGCCATTTTTAATTGACCTAGAACTGGAACATAATCAGTAGCAACGTCTGCGGTTTCTAATCCAGCTTGTCCTAATTCCCCAGCTTGTAGCTTTCCTGCAATACTAAGACCTGCTAACCCAGCTCCTGCCAGTCCTAACATCGATCCCATCTTAGAGAACCCTTTAGTGTTCTTTAAAAGCGATCCTTCCTTTTTTGCAACGTCAGATACATCATCTATAACGTCGCCAGCTAGCTTTTTATCTAGGTTGAAGAACTTAGACTTATTTCTAACTTCTGGATTAATACCTATATTATCAGAAGGTGTTGACTTAATAACATCTTCTAAATTCGTTACTTTACCTTGATCTCTAAGTGCTTGCATTGCTTCTTGTGGAGAAGTAGCGCTTCTAATTACCTTATCATATGCTGGCATTCCGGAAATCTTGCCGGTTCTACCTTCTGCTATATTTTTAGCAACGCGCTCTAATCGTTTTTTCTCGATTAACTCTGCGGCTTTCTTTGCTCTATAATCTTCAGCCATCTTATTCTCCTAATTTCTGACGTAATAGGTTAAATCTGCGGATCTTTGCTTCTTCATCGGGGCTGACATACTTATCAACTACGTCATTCTCAAATACGCTACCTTTCATACTAACAGGATCTGTAGGTTCTGCACCTAATTCGGTAGGACGTATTGCGGTCTTAATTTGTCCAACTCCGGGTATGTAATCTGATGCTAAATCTGCGGCTTCTAAGCTTGCTCCACCAATTTCGCCAGCCATTACCTTATTTCCCATATCGGCAGCAGCTAAACCTATAGCACCGACTCCAGCGCCTTTTAAAAGCGGCAAAAGAGCACTTAATTTCTTATTGTTTGCGAGTTTACTGATTGCTTCCTTTTCGAAGAACCCTGTTTTATGGTGTTTACCAAAAGATTGCTCAGCAGCTTCTATTCCAGCCTTTTTTAAATTGGCTTTATCGAAAACGTCACCAATTTGGTTCGTATCTATTGAATCATTTGCGTGACCATACTCATGTAGCTTAACTCCAAGAGATTTTGCAGTTTCTTCTCCACCTTTTGGAAGATAAAGACCACCTTCTTTAATATACTTACCGGTAATGCCTTTTGGTAGATTGTCGGTGTAATTTACCGGAATTTCTTTTAGTATTTCTTTCTTCTTAAAGATATTTAGAGGGTCGTCATAGTTTTCAGCAACATGTTCACCTAAAGCTGACGCTAAATCTTCGCGAATCGCTAAAGGGTTCTTTGTACGCACTAAATCACGCAACATATCATCGTCACCTGTTGAAATTGCCTTCCGAAGGGCTGCGAAGTACTCTTTTTGTTTTTTAGGTAGCTTATCCATCAATAAAGTCCCTTAATTATTCTTCTTTCAATAAATCTAGTACGTCTTTTGCTGGTTTAGTGGTTTTTTTCACTTTTACCTGCGGTTTTGTTAATTGGTGGGTCATATGCTTGAATCTAGCCTTAGAAAGCTCACTTTCGGGGTCATTTATCATATTTAAAGCCCCCTGAGCACCATAATGGTGTGCCATGTATAGATTCTCTAAATCGGGCTCTAATGGACCATTTTTACTGTTAGATAGTACATTTTCGTTCTCTTTTAGGTATGTTTTCATCAATAAAGCGTCTTTTCTTAACGGATTCACCGGAATTTCGACATTTCCTTGCTTTTTTAGCTTATCGAGGACATGTTTTCGTGTACCATCAGTGAATTGGAAGTTTCCTTTAGCTGAAGAACCCTGTTTATTCACTAATTGTGAACCTTTTGTCGATTCTGCGTCGAAAATACGATTAATATCGTCAGTATTGAGTTGTTTACTAGCCTTTGCGACCTCTTCGACCATATCTTGCTCGTCATATGGGTCACTAACATACTCTTCGCGAGTATTTGGACGTAATTTATCTAGCAACTTCTTAAATTTACCCATTAAACAGCCCTCGGATCATTACTTGGGTTTGCTAAAAGCTCGGCTGGAACCTCTGGTTGATTGGGAAGAGCCTGATCTGGCATCTGTTGTCCACCTAATGTTTGTGGATTCATTAATTCGTCGTTAGAACTACCTAAAGTAGCCTGTTGATTCCCCATATTAGCATCGGCATTAGGGTTCATTGGTCCCGGAGGTAGTCCCGGAGCCCCAGCATTCTGTTGTGGGTTCAATGGTTGCTCTTTAATCAACATTAAAAGATCCGGATTAACGGTTCTTAGCATGTCAATGTGTTCTTGTATATGAGCGCGAACCTTTGCTGTTAGTTCTGGGTTGTCTCGTAAGTCTGGATCACTAATTACCGATCTGTGTTCTAGTATATGTAGTGAGTGGCGATCTAAAATGTCCGCCATAACGTCTTTACCTTCGAGCATATTCTCGTTTTCACGCTTAATTAAGAAGATATCTTGCATATCTGCTTCATAAAGTGTATCTACGCGACCCGTTTCCATTACTGCGAAGTATTGTTCAGGGGATTTAATCAATTTCATGTTCGCTAAGTTGTTTGCAATCTCAACTCGACCGGCAATTGTCTTAGCAAGGGGGTTACCAACGTCAACAATAACTCGTTTAACGTCTGAAATCATATCACCAGTGAATTGTTTCATAAAAGAACGCTTATTTCTACCAACGATAGCAATTAACTTTGGTGTATTTGCGAAATCTTTTAGTATTTCTATTAGGTTAGACCCAATATCCTCTAAAAAGCGTACATAGTTACGTTGAAACGTATTTTGAAACTGTAAAGACATAGATTGTACTAAAGCTAACGAGTTTCCAGAGCGTAAAGATGCTTCTGGGTTCCCACGAGTAACAGAATTGATCCCAGATTGAGTTTCCCCCATCTGTTCTAGCATTTGTGCAAACTTATATATTTCAGGAGCGGTAGCTGTGAGCTGTAAAGCCTCTGGTTTACTATTTCCTTCGACAATATTCAACCCACCGGGTAGTGCTTGATGTGTTAAGTCTGATCCACGTTGTACAAACAAGTTTTGAACACCGAAAGCGTTCTGGTTTGTTAAGATTGTAGAGTATGTTGCGTTTAAAGCTTCTTGAATTGGGTACACATCGAACAAATCAGAGTATCCATATGGAGTTCCCATGATGTTTGCCGGTGATAACCTAAATAATGGTATAGTTCTATACGGAAGTGGAACGTCTAGAAGAACAATGTCTCCCGAAACGAACAACATATAGCGACCTTCGGGCATAGCCTCGGTTCTTTTGTGATATAATTTGAATACTGCAATATCATCTGTCTCATCGTTTGAAAAAGTTTGCAGTTTATAACTGTAAATCTCATTCTTTGTTGGTAAAGACATGATTTTTTCACGTAATTCTGGATATTTAGCGGATAAGTTGTATCGGTTTTGAAATGAACGAACTAAAACCCACTCTTGTGAGTAAAAATTCTCTTTAGTTCCATCTACTACAACAGAAAGTGGATCATATAACGTAAATTCTAGCTCACCCTCGTAAGAATGTTCACCAGTTTCCGGGTCAAAGTCGTGCGATTCGCCAGAAGTTGAGTTCCATTCCATATCAATATACGAAGCACCCATTACTGTTGCCATTTCTACGGCATCGTAAATGATTGACTCTAGATTCTTCTCACGCATATAGTAATCTAGTATGCCGTTTGCTAGGTATGTCTGTGATAATGATTTATAATCAGTATTAATAGCCTTAGCTTCCAATACTGGACGGTTTGCTGTGATAATATTGATGATATGTCGCGCTAAGTTACGAAACATATTGACCGGGATAGATACTAATTCCCCTTCTTCCCCAGTAAAGCTGATAGTATGGTTTTCCGATGTTCCTTTATTAAAATTCCCATAGTAAAACTTGTACATGTTCGCAAGTTTCGTTACATATGAGTTTGATTTAATTTGAGAATAGTAGGTTCTAGCCTTTTCTAACGCAGCGGCGGCGGCTTGTTCAGAGTCGCGCGCAGCAAAGTACGTTTCTAAGTTATTAGGATTCTTATCCATTATTGACCTCTTATTTAATAGTAGAAAGAAACTCAGTAACGTAATCTAATGGAACAGCAAATCCCATATTCTCAATATTACGGTTACCAGCAAAGATAACTCCAACTAAATTACCGTATTTGTTAACAACAGCAGAACCGCTATTCCCGGGATATGTTGGAGAAGACAATTGAATCGTATTTCTGTAGTATGAACAGTATTCTTGCATTCCCAACCATCCTTCTACTCTCTTAATCTCACCTTCGATACAAGTTCCGTTCTCTTGAACGTCTTCTCCCATCTCAATTTCGATATTATCAAAGTATTCGCCGTTTGAAACGTTTAAAGCGTCGCCGCGAGGATGTCCTAGAGTATAAAGCTCGTCACCAAACTCTGGTTTATCGCCAATCTCAATTCCTTCTTCTCCGGGAATTGCTTCCATTACACAAAGATCGTGTTTATCTGAAATTTTAATGATTTTTCTTTCAATAGCTAAAGGCTTACTAACCGATTTAACTTTTAGTGGTCCTTGCATTTGACAAATATGCTTATTTGTTAAGATAACTACCTTTCCATTTGGTAATTCAACATGAGAACCTGATCCAGTCCCGTTTACCCCAAAAATCTGAACAGCAGATGATTCGGCAACGTCTCTAATATACTTTCTATGAGCGTGGGGTGCTTGGAAAACAACAACAAAAAGCCCAACGGCTAACGTTATGATTTTTAAGGTCTTTACGATAATTGATTTGATTTTCACTGTAACTCCATAAGTTTATAGACAATCTATAGAACTACATATAGTTGTTAATCAGAGGGTTATCGCTTCTTTATCCCAAATATACTCTCATATACTGCAATGTTTGAAGATTTCTGATTACTTTGGTAACCGAACCGTCCATTATTGTGAAAAGTGTCGTCTACGTTTCTTCCGTGATTAATAGGATAAGGATTTTTTGTGTAATTGACTGATTTTATTAGATACAATAAAGCATCCACGGCGTCGTAATGTCCCAACCCCGGTGACCTAGCAAAATCGTCTTTAGCTGACGCATCTTTCCATCGGGCGTTCTTTAAATGCTGAATCAATACTGTACATCTTGGATTAATATAGATTTTTTCCGACTGTAACATAACGCGAAGTTGGTTAATTAACGGTAACTTATACCCCGGCGCTTTTTTTATAGCTTGGAAGTTCAATCTACCCATTGACGCTCGGTTAATTTCATTGATTACAATATATTCGATATCAGAAACCCTAACTTCGGGCTTAATCAACTCATTCGTTAATATGTTCATCCACAACTGTTCTTCCTTTAAAAGAATCTCGTCTGCAAACTTATTTAACTTTAAGTCTTTACCTTCTTTAACGATTTCATCTTCTATAATTACTTTGTCTTGTTTAAAGTCGTAATACCCAAACACACATACTGTCAAATCTTTAAACCCTAAGTCCATTGCAACGTATGGGGTATAAAACGGCGGCTTGTGATATTCACGAACAACAACTTGAGCAAGCTCTTCGTCAAATTCTGGAATAACTGTGCGATTTTCATCTCTAATCAACTCACATAAATACTCACGCTTAAAGTTCGGATTATTAACTCCACCAACAAACTTTGAAATAATATGCTGTTTCTTTTCGTCGGTAAGTAACGGATTATCAAACAATGTTTTCTTTGTTAGGAATCCTTCTTGTTCTGCAATCTCAATAAACTCGATAAACTCGTGATCTGGTTCTTCCGGTGGAGTAGACGCTAGAATAATCTTCCCCCCTGTATGTGTTGTTGTTGGAAATAGGATCGACATAACGTTATACTTTAAGTTATTACAGAACGCTGCCTCATCTACAAGGATTAAGCTAGACTTCTGTCCGCGTAGCCTCTCTGCGTTATTAGCGTCCGTTCCAGCCATTTGTATCTGCGATCCATTAGGAAACACGTATATAAATTTAGACGGCAAATACTCAGGTCTAACGTCGTCTGGGCAGTCTTCTAGTATTTCTCTAAACAACGGCTCAAATATTGTTTGTACGTGTAGCTTAGTATCTGTTAGAAGCTTGACAATACTATTAGGATTCTGTATAGCTTCCATTAACGCAATGATCGCGAGCAAGTATGATTTTCCAGATTGACGTGCTAACAACCACACAAGAGTAGATTGTTCGTCGGCTTTTAAGTATAGCTCAAACATTTCCTTCTGGACGCTGTGCATCTTAAAAGTAAGAATCCCCCGTCTCCATAATTCATTCTGAATGTCGGTTTTTGTTAAAGCCATTTAGTATATCTTATTGTTCGGTTAAACTACTAGCAAGAGCTAATAATTGTTCTGTTGTAAGTTTGGTTCCAACGTCTCTTTTTTTATCGGAGTCACTAGTCGGCTTACCGCGAATCATCTGTAGTGTTTTAGCGAATACCTCTAGCTTCTTTGTTTCTTCTAACGTAAGTTCTTTATTCATCGCAAGTCCTTTCAACATTGCAATCTGAATCACACATACTGTTTCAGTATCTGACTGTCCTTCGGGTTGTTCAATACTAAGAGAACTAGACACTAATCTTTTTTGATTGGGTTATAATTGTCAGATATTGAGAACTAGCATATTCTTTCATGTCTTCTAAACTTTCAAAGGTACTTAATATTTTATCTGTTATTTCTTTAGACATCACAACCTCTACTTTGTTTCTTTTTTTCTTCTCTAATTCTTGCAGACTCTCTCATTTTATTGATAGTCTCTTGTGATATGTTCTGTTTAGCTAACTTCATATTCTTTCTATGTTCATCGCTTTTCTTCTTCCCTTTAGAAACCTGTGACATTTTTTGTCTAGCTTCCATAGAAGGACTCTTTCCTGTGTTTGCTATTGATATCTTTGTTTTTTGTTCTTCAGTCAAGATTACTCCCTTTCGAGAACTTACTCTACCTTTATTCTTTTCTCTAGACTTCTGGATTGATTCGACCGACATCTTTCGTCCGGTCGCTCGAATTGATTTCTTCCTCTTAGTTTCCTCTGTATCCTTTAGTCCACTAACCCCTTCACCACCATCGGTCATATTAACAAGTTTAACACCAAGTGTCTTATATTCTGAAATAACAAAAACCTCTAACTCTAGAGACATGTCCTCACACAAGTTATCTGCTATAATCTTAACAATATAAGGAGTCTTATTTACAATGTTTTTCCAGTATTTATTTCTGCCGTGCGTTGAATAAGCTCTAGATTTTTTACCTTTTCCTATATAGAACACTTGGTTCGTATCAAGCCTTGTGTGAGTATAAACATAGTATATATTTTTACTACAGTCACTCATTTGTTACCTCTTAAATCCTACAGCCATTGCGTTTTTACTTGCAGTATTGTTTGCTCGTTCAATTTTCTCATCTTGTAGATTTAAACGTTCGTCAAATCCCTTTGTTAAATTAACGAGTTCTTTCTTTGTGTTTTGTTCAGTAATGAAGTCTTGAGCTAGATAAACTATAGTAATCAGTATGACGAATACAATGTCGTACCCGTTCGATTGAAATATAAAGGATTTAATAAAAGAAGAGAGAAAAAGAAGACCTAGAACAGCTTGTGTTTTTAATTTCATATAGACCTCAAAGAAGTAGGAATCTTATAGCTAGCGGTTGTTTTATGTAAATACGTACCTAGTAGTAAGTAGCTCCTATATATAGTTGTTAGATTATATACTGGAAATTGTTGTACGTCCATTTTAAATATAGAACGTGCGCTTAACCTTGTTGCTTTCAGTAACTGTTTATATACAGCTATTATACACGAAAAAACGAATCTGTCAAGTAATAAATTATTTAACGTAATAATCATGGGTTAAACCAGCGTACATTAGTTTCAGCTTTATAACTAGCCATCGGCACTATTTGTAAGTGAGTCCAGTTCGTTGTTGTAAGTTCGCCCCAAAACCCATACTGCTTCATGCGAGCACTACCATTTTCTTTTAACCAAGCGTTCAACTTAAGCTCTGGATCGTAAATATCGACAGCTTGCCCGAATAAGTGTTTTGACTTCTTTGGATATACTGGAGACTTATAGATACGCTCCATATCGGCGTTTGTTCGCAACCCTGATGTAATCCTAAGCGGCTGTCCCCAATCCTTTCTAAGTTCGTTTATACGCTTTAGAAGATCGGTTAAGTTAGCCTTCTGTTCGTCGGTACAACCTGCTAAATCGTGACTACCTAATAATTCTCTCATTGTTATCATAAATTCTTTGCCTTTGTTAATTCTTTCCAAACTCTGAAATAGTCCAAGCTAACTGGTTCGCCAGTCTCTTTACAATTAGCGAGATACATATCCAATAGATCAATAACTCGGAAACTAACTTCGTTTAGTTCTTTAATCAATCCTCGCATCTCTTGTTTATATTCCATAAGCAACGAAGGATCACTAGTTTGTAAGATAGCGTTGTCTAAATCCTTTACGTCGTCTATAACATAACCAAGTAACCGGATCTTCGCTAGAATCTTCTCATCATACATCAGGAGAGTCCTTTGCTCTGAATTTACGCATCCTATCCTTCATAGCGCCTTTAACACACTCGGGGCATTTTCTTCCTACGTACAAACTCCCCTTATCGTCCGTATATTTTTTATTTCTACCATCTGGGTATTTACCGATTAGAATTCTAGGTTTAATTTCCCCACACGCTGAACATTTACTTAGATTAATTTCTTTACTTTCTTCCATTGTATACCCCTTCTATCTTATTACCCTTAGTTTGATTTTCCTTAGCAGTTAAAACTTGTAAATTCCAAGGAACATGAAGTCCACAAACTAATACCCCACACAGTGGAATAATGTGGTCAACATGATGTTGGACCCCAGTCTCTATAGAACGAGATATTGCCAGTTTATACACCAAATGTATCTGTCCTAACATTTCTAACGTTAACTTACTCGGTGTAGCCATCCTTTTATCCGAAAGATACTTCATTCGGTTTGCGTTCTTTTTTTCCGGATTATTTCGAGCCCATACCCGGTTTGACTCTGTCAGCTTCTCTTTATTTTTTTCAGCATAATTTCTTTTATAGTCTCTAGACTTTTCAATATCTCTCCAATAAATCCCCCGTCTAGTCGCAATTCTTGACCTCATATACTCGGTAATCTTTACTTTATTGGTCAATCGGTAAGCTCTATCACACCCCTTACAATTAGATCTTAAACAATCTATAGATCCAGTCTTTTTGCTGAATGATAATAAGGACATTTTTATGTGGCATTTCGTACAAATTTTCACCTTGTTCTCCTACATATAGTTGTTAATTTATGTACTATAAACTTAGAATTTAACAACTCTTTATACCCCACAAAAATTCAGTAACGTATACTGTACATACAACCAAATCAATTAAATCTATATAAATCGAGAAAACGAACTAGGCTTCGGTTTCGAGATTCGTTTAAAGTTTATATAACCTTGTTCGTATACTATAAATAGGCTGAACTAACGTACCTACCGGATAATATACCCTAACGTACTCATCTGCCTCTTCAACCGTCTTAAAACGCCCAACAACTAGCTTATCGTTCCTTTTATTAACCAACATCACAAACACCTCATTAAGCAATTCAGAATACTGAACCTTAACTTTGTAGTTTATATAACTACACCGATTACCACTAACATTCCTATAACCATCGGCTACAAACTTATCTACATAATACTGAGCAAACATTTGTTTATATCTTCTATCTTCAATTCCATCAACAAATACTACAAGTCTTGAATCCTCGTACATCTCAATATCGTCGATTATAAGCCCTATACGCGTTCTTAGATTGGACGTATGACTTATATAGAACTCGCGCCTAGAATCGCTAATAACGCCAAATACAGCGTTCTGGGGTAGGTTTTTAATACTAGATAGAAAGTCAATGTTCATAAATCGTCCTTTTAGGGTTAACATTACATTGTAAGGTTATGTATAGTTGTTTAGTATAGTGAATGCGGCTAGATAGACAATACTGAGACTGTGTGGATGTAGGGGGATATAAACGGTTTATATATGTAGGAATGTATAAAGGTTGGATGAGGGTTAGTCGAAGCTCGTCCCTTGTCAATCGCCCATAGGGGGGGG